CGTATTTGTTTCCAGAATTCTGAGAGGCGCCGATGGCCGCCGAAAAGTTGAGCGGGCCGGACACGAGCGGGCCTAATATAGTATCGGTTGTTGGACCCGCCCCATTTAAAAAGAGATTGACTGTCGAATTAACGACATCGAACGCACATGCAACGTGGTACCACGTGCTACTTGAAAGCGCTTGTTGGCGAATTAAATTGTATCCGGTCGCTCCTACGCGCCAGTACGCATTTAGTCTATACCCGCTATCTACAGTAAATTGGATCGGTTGATTGGATCCTACGGACCTATTCGGATCTCCGATCGTAAATATTGTTTTGAAAGATTGCGCTCCAGTATCTGTATGATATATAAAAGCCTCAATAAATACGTTCGAGGTGGACGGATCGAAATTGAGTGGATGGGCCGCACCAAATACGGCCGCGTCTGGGTTTGAAGATAGCCCTCCGCCCAAAGACAGGGTCGGGCCCGCGTAACTCGGACCACTTGAGGCAATTGTCGCCCCACCGCGAAGGTACCGCGCGAGGTCCGGGGCGGGCCGGACCGTCGCGGACGCAAGTTCGACCGTGTTTGTGTTGGTCGTCCGGGACACGTTGAAGGTCGAAACGAATGCATTGGCCGTCACGAGAGCGTTGGAAGCGTAGCCGTTCCCTGACACGTACAGGCTCGTGCCCGAGGCCAGGGTCGTGTTGATTCCGGTCCGACCCGAGATCGAAAGGACGTTCAGGGTCGTGGTATTCAGTGATGTCAGGGCCGTCAGATTCGTCGTCTCGAGCTCGTTCGAGACGTAGGCGTTTCCGCGGACCTCCAGAGAGTTCCCGGTCCCGCCCAAGTTTTGGATGATGAGGGGCGTTGTGAGCGTGATGCCCGACGCGATGTTCGCCGTGACGACATTCACGTTGGTCGCTCCGAGTGCGTTCGAGGCGACCAGATTTCCGGACACGTATAGGCGCGTCCCGGAGGCTCCGGTCGTATTGATACCGACCGGTCCGGGCACAAAGTCGATCCCGGAAGACGTGATGTTGGCGGTCGTCGCAAAGACATTGGTCGTCGTGATTGCATTGGAAATGAAGGCGTTTCTTTGAACGACAAGAGTCCTTGGATCGAGTATACCCAAACGGAAAGTCGTGGTGCCGCCCGAAACGTAACTAGGGGTCGCGGGAGTGAAAGGGGCCTGGTCCGGTGTGAATGATCCCGTGATGGGAACGACGCCGCCCGAAATAATACGGACGTCCCGAATGTACCCGTCGAAACTGTCAGACGGATTCAGAGTATCGCCAAGGACCAAGGAGTCCGTCGCGATATACACGGGGGTGGTGAAATTCGTGATGTTCCCGCCCGAGTCCTGGGTCCCGTTCTTCCAACACACTATCTGACTTGCAATTGGAGAAATAGTAAACGCCACGTGGGTCCATGTGGCGGCCGAAAACTGATTCCCATCGGTCATACGCTGCCCCGGGCCGGGCGTAGCACGGATTCCAAATTGAAGTTTTAGGTTATTTGTTATTTTCATCTCGAGACTAGCACCAACACTCGTATTCGAGTACGTGAGAATGTCGCCCCCGGTCGATCCGGACGGGACGTAGATCCAGGCCTCGATGAATACGTTCGTGGTCGAGTAATCGACTTTACCACCGGTGGCCGAACCAAAATTGACGATCGCTCCCGTTGTGTTCGGGAAGAGAATCGCCGTGTTTGAGGTTGGAGCGTCACCGACAAGTTGGGTCGCGCCCCGAAAATACTGGGCCGTATCGATCGATGCGGTCCCGATTCCCATTCCCCAATTTACGACCGAAATTGCGTTGGCGGTCGTCAGATTGATCGCCGGAGCCGAAATGTTCTGCATCACAAGGGCGTTCGAGGCCCAGAGGTTTCCGGTCACATAAAGGTCCGTACCAAAATCGGTCGTCGTATTGATCCCGACGTTTCCGGAAGGTCCGAAGATACTTGCGGTGTTGAGCGTAGTTCCATTGGCTCGCGTCACGAGAACGTTACCGGCCGTCAGGGCGTTCGAAACGGCCACGTTCCCCTGGACGACCAGGGTCGCGCCGGACGCCACGGGCGTCGTGCCGATTCCCACGTTCGAAGTCGCGAGTGAAAAAAGGTTTGAACGGGCCGAGACGTTGATTTGGGACGCGGCCAAACTGCTCGTTGTTAGTGTGTTTGAGGCAAAGGTGTTTCCGTATACCAACGAACTCGAGAGGGTATCACGGGCCGTCGCCGAATATATCTGGGCGATCTGCGAAGCGCTGAGGCCCGGGAACAGTCCGGTCCCTGCAAAATCCGCATCAGTAACGGGACCCGACCCCGTCTCGCCAATTGAAAAATTCTGGTTTATTAGATCGGATGCCGGTGGACGGTTCGTCGACGCCAAGCCGCCTGTATCGACTTGGGTCCCGTTCACGTAAAGCCGCAAAGTATCGTCATTGAAAGCGTTAAATGATACGGCTATGTGTCTCCAGACTCCATTGGTAATCCCTGTGATATTGGCGGCGGCGGTTCCACCCCCCTTGCTCGCCCGTACAATCAAGTTTGTGCCACTATCTCTATAAAGACGTAAACTCCAACCGTCTGTTGATGCAATTGAGCGAAATGTTAAAAAGTAGTCATTACCGGTCTGATTTATCTTCAGCCACGTCATGTAAGTAATTCCGCCATTATACAAATCAATAAACTTGGCGGGTGAAAAATTATAAACTATATATGAAGATCCATCATTAAGACCCAGACTCGGGCCGCTCCCGGACGGATCCGAGTTGGTCTTGAGTTGGGGCGATCCGGTGATAGAAGTGGTTGTCAAATTTTGAGACGAAATTGGATCGAACGAGCCGGACCATGAAGAATAAAGCAAGGGGCTCGTACCGTTAACTGAAATTATAGGGGAAATTATAGAAGCTGTGTTTATCGTGGTCGTGTTCATAGCCGTCGCAAAGGCGTTCGTAGTCTGGACCGAGTTCGATACGAACGCGTTACCCGTGACCGAAACGTTCGCTCCGGCCGTCGTCCCACCGACCAAAAAGTCTTTAGAGGCAGTGACCGTCAGGGTATTCGCCCGGCCCGAAATATTCCAGCTCGACGTGAACGTGTCCGGGGCCGAGAACGTGTTCGATACGACCACGTTTCCGATGACGTGAAGGGCCGGCCCGCCCGAAACGGGCGTCGTGCCGATTCCAAGATTCGATCCGGTAACAAGACTCGTGACGTTCAGGATCCCCGAGACGGTCCCGGCCGCCGAGGCATTCAGGGCCGGTGTCGTAAACCCGTTTGAAACGGCCACATTTCCGTACACGGCCAAATTTGCATGGGGCAGGGCCGGGCCAGCGAGTCCGACCGGACCCGTAATCGAGAGGATGTTGGCCGTCGTCACATTGACGGTCGTCGCCAGTACATTTACCGTCTGTAACGCGTTCGAACCAAAGACGTTTCCGAAAACTCGGAGGGTCGGGCCGCCCGATGTAGGACCAGTACCTATTCCCAAATTAGAAGCGGCCGCGAACGTAAATGCATTGAGCGTCGTGACGTTCAAGTTCGAGATCTGAACGTTCGGGGTCAGGGTATTCACCGAGGCGTTCGCAAATCCCGGAACATAAAGAGACGTCCCGGACGGACCGGTCGTGTTGAGACCTACGAAACTCGAAGGACTGAAAATAGCCGTCACGTTCGCCCGACCCACATTCGCCGTCGTGACGCGAATCAAGGGCGTCTGAAGAGCGTTCGAGGCGATGAGGTTTCCTAAAACATTCAGGGCCGTTCCGGAGTTGACGCTTGTGCCGATACCTATCCCATTCGAAATGGACGTGACATTAAGAGGCGCCGTGTTGGCCCCACCAACGTACACGGTCCCCACGGGTCCGATCGTCGATTGACCGTCCGAAGCCGGTATTAAATTTGAAACAAAATATGCAAAGCTTCCCAGAACAGTGAGATTCCCACTGAGTGTAGTATTTCCCGTGACGTTCAGGTCCCCAAAATATGTGGTCTGGGGTGTGGCCATCGTCTATTAGTACTAACGAATTAATTGTAGTTGACACAGCGTATCGCCGCTTCAAAGAGTTCCTTGATTGCCCTGACTCCTTGGTATGAGGCGAGGGTCGCCAGAAGACCCTGGCGAATATCGTCGCCGCACTGGACCTCTTTGTTACTTAGGATGAACAGGTGGCCCTGCAACTCGGGTGTCAGGTCGTCCCAGGCTTCTTCGGCCCGGTCCCAATTTTCTTCCGGACTCAATTCTGGATCAAAATTCTTCTCGATCCATGAGGTCATGAATTTGTACGCCGCCCGGGACAGGTCGCCCCTTTCGAACACGTGGCCCTCGGCCAAAGTCAGTTCTCCATCGATCCATTCCATTTTTGTTTTAAAAATAGTGAGACCTTTTAAATTATGATGGAGGCCCTTGCTGCATTGGCGGTGCACCTGAGCCCTCCCAATTTCGATCAGTTTAGGTACTCGGGGGCGTGGTACGAGGTCGCGAGTCACAAGGCTGGTTTTTACGGCCTGGGACAGTATGATTGTATGGATACTCGGGGCATTTACGAGTATGATTCAGAACGGGACCAGATCGACGTCGGGACCCAGTGTCGGCACATGGACGGTCGGATCAGTGGAATCAAGGGGGTCGTCAGGTGTCCTGTGGGTAAACCTACCCGGGGCCTGGCCGACTGCACCCTTCGGTTCCCTACAGCTCCATACGTCCCGCCTGCGACCTATCGAATTTTAGAAACGGATTATGAAACGTATGCTCTGGTCGAAGGAGCGGGGGATCGCTCGTTCGTACAGATTTATTCGAGGTATCCTCGGCCCGGGCTGCGTTTCATCGATGAAAAGACGAGACTCCTTGAGGCCTGGGGATACGACCCAAAGCTTATTCATATGACACCCGTAACTATTGAGGGGTCCATCAGTGCGGCCTAAGTGACACGATCACGAGTAGACCCAGAAGCGCCAACCCAATCAAGAGCATGAGTTTTTGGCGTTCACCCGTACCGATCCATGGGACCGGTTCCGGGAGACTCGGGGGTCTCTCCGGAACTTTGGGAACGAATTCAGTCTCGAAACGGAGTAGAAACATATTCCGACCGAGATCCATACCGGAAGCATCATAAAATACCGATCCGTTATTGGGTTGACGCCATGTCACGGTAAGACGATCTAGTTTATCGATCCGGGCTGGGTACTCGGTTGTGATTCGGTAATTTGCGTTGTAAAATTCATCGTTACCCTGGACCTTGATGGGAATCGTGGCGAACGAACCCCCAAAGGCGTTCGAGGTCGGGACGAGAAGGTTGCTGGTCCCACGGGCATTGAGGGACGCGGCCGTGAGATGGGTCGGGGTCCTGAGTTCCAGGATATCCAAGGTGATGAACTGGGAGGTATTCATGCCCGGAAGCATGGCCGTAAGGAGCTCCACCTTGGATACGTTTCTGATCGGTGTCGTCAGGTACAACGTATAATTGTTCGAATTTGGGAACAAATTTTGATCGCGATTGTTCGAGTCGACGTAGACTACGAACTCCTGCATCTCTGCTAGTTACTTACAATTATTTACATGAGGGGTGCCCCACCGCGGTCCGGATACAGGCAGCGATTCGGTTTGGAGCACGTAAAGCGGAATGTCAGGAATGTCGGACTGTCCCCCGTGCTACCAAGAATCCCGCCGGTCTCGTTGAAAATCTTGATAGTCAGCTTCTCGATCTGTCGGATCGGCTCGATGAAATACACCTCGGCCGGGAAATCAGACAATGCACCAAATATGGTCCGGGCGTGAGCCTGATTTGTCGGGATCGAAGCGATACACGTCGCCAGAGACGAGGTGTTTGCCACGGCACTCGTGGGCGTCGGGCCCTCGGTCGAAATGGCTCCGGCGGCTCGTATGGCGTACTGGAGATTCGTCCGGTCATTCAACTTGGAAATGAGTTCTTCGACGTGTATATAGATTATAGGCAGCGCCTGGTTGGTGTATACGCTCGCACTCAGGAGCTCGGCCTTGATGACGTTCCGCAGGGGCACGTTGATGTACCCAATGAAATTAGAATGGGAATCCGTCGCCGCGTATTGGGAATCGACTCGGACCGTGTAAACTTCCGTGTCACACATTTACTTTAGTGCAAGGTTTTCTTAGGGTCTGGGATACACGCTCCCTTCGGGACCGGGGCTTACTTCTCCAGCAGAGAGCCGCCGACACCCTCGGCAATCGCATAGTCGCGCATCTGGTCCCGGACCATCACGGAGCCGCCACACAGGCCACCTGGCGTCAGACCCATCGTGTAGTAATCGGCCTTCTCGGACGGGCCCGGAGTACAGTCCAGGCTCGGCTTGATCTCGAACAGGCTCTTGGGATCCTTCTGGACCATCGGGCCTGGGGTGATCGTAATCGGGGCACCCGACTCGTAGCCGCTGGCACCGCCGCCCCGGACGATCAGCACCAGGATCGCCACGAGCAGACCGATGATGAGGGCGTTAATCACCAACTTTGCAATCTTGTAAGCAGCCATTTTGAATTTTACAAATATTATTTTCCCGGCTGTTGCGTTAAAGCTAACAGGGACTTTTCTTCAAAAGTCTTAATATGGCTATATCATTCGATACCGGAGACGGGCCGACCATGAACCTGAACGACGACGAGCAAAACCTGCTGGACGAGATCTCCATCGCGGTCCCCGAGAAGAAGACGGTCCCGCTGAGACCCAAGCCGGCCCGGCCGAGTCCATTTGCGAAGCGGGCCCCTGGACCAACGTTCCGCGAGCCCGCTCCGGATGAGGGCCTGGATATGTTTATGAACCCAAACAAGCGTCATGCACCGGTCGCCCCGCCTCCAGAAGAGTTCGATGGGGGCGAGGAGATGGACGACGATGAGGGCGGCTTTGAACCGGGACAGCAACAGGGCGGGGGTGGTGGTGACCAGACGCCCTCTGAAGGGTACAAGTCGATCGAGGATGAGAAGGCCGATTTACTGAATAAAATTTCACGCCTCTCGAAGAAGGGCATCCATACGAGCGCCCGTCTGACGATCTATTCAGATATCGAGGAGATCCGCACTGAGTACAAGCGTATGACCTACAGCATCGAAGTCGATCGCTCAATCAAGTTCCAGCGGCGTATGCTCGTGGCCTGTGTGACCGGACTCGAGTTTCTGAATGACAAGTTCGATCCATTCGATCTTGAGCTGAACGGTTGGTCTCAGAATATGATGGAGAACGTCGAGGACTATGACGGCGTCTTTGAGGAGCTCTATAACAAGTACAAGACCAAGGTCCAGGTTGCCCCCGAGGTCAAGCTGATTATGATGGTCGGCGGCTCGGCCATGATGTTCCACCTGACGAACAGCATGTTCAAGGCGGCCGTGCCGAACGTGTCCCAGGTGATGAAGCAGAACCCGGACCTGATGCGGAACATGGTCTCGGCCGTCGAGCGGACCCGCGAGCAGCAGACGAGCAGCTCCGGTCCTCGTGAGATGCGCGGACCGGGTATGGACTTCGGGTCCCTGATGAATATGATGGGCCCACCACCCTCACAGGCGACGCGGACGGGTCCTTCGGCCGGTCCGGACGACGATCTGTCTGATATCGTGAGCGTAGACGCGGGTGATGGTGACGTCCGTGAGGTCCAGCTCGGCACCGAGAAGAAGAAGCGTGGACCCAAGGGTGGAAAGAAGAAAGAAGTTTCTCTGTAGAGAGTAGAACATGGAGGACTTTGTGAATTCTCTGAAACGGGCCCTTCCCGACCGGGGCGCTCTTCCACCTCCCATCAAGCCCGGCACTTCTGGTGAATGTATCCAGGATGACATGCTGACTCAGGGGGACCCCAAAGGCCTCAAATGCTGTTCTCAAAATGGGACGCATGGGACCTGGCGGACCGGCTTCTTCTGCATGTCCAAGCAGGGTCTCACGGCAACGAGCACCTATATGGGGTTCCCGGTCTGGTTCTGGGTCGTGGCCCTGGTCGTCATGCTCACCATTGTCCTTACCAAAATTTTATCAAGATAAAGTATGGGAGTTGCGTATGCACCGTTTGACGATCCGGTGCCGCCACCGGTCCCGTCCTTTCGGTCCACAGCGGCCGTCCCGCCGTCTTTCGAGCGGGACGCGACCGAATGTAACTACCTCGTTATGTTCTTCGTCGCGGGCATCTTTCTGATGGCCCTGGCCGATTCATCGCGCTGAGGCCCCTATTTTAAACTAAAATTATACACCAGGGAATGGGACAACACAAGTTCTTGTCTTGGTACCGTATCAAAACGAATCAGGATCATCTGTTCCTCAAGATTTCCGGAAGGGGATACCTTGACGAACAGCCAACGTCGACCGAAGAGGCCGATGCCATGGCCGAAGAGACCATTGAGGCCACGAAAGAGATGCACTCGATCATGGCCGAGGACCAGAGAATTTTGGTCGTAAAATTAGACCTCAGGGATTTTGCCTTTGAGGAACTTTGCTTCGGGCCCTTTATCAAGTACGTGACCCGGGCGGCCAGCCAGGGAATGGACATTGCGTTTGTGGAGGTCTACGGGGCCAATTCGTACTGGAACTATATTGCTTCATTTTTACCTAAATATACACGGGACCGGATCGTTCTAAAATAGGCACTGGCCCTTGCCAAACACTTTGGGCCCGTCGTCGTCCTCGGGCTCCTTGGTTCCTTCGGTCGCGAACCCACCCTCACGGTAGACCTTCAGGCGCTTGCGATACATGGCATGGAATACGGACCAATGGTCGGCCACGTCAAAGATGAGCGGGTCATTCACCTTGCCCTTGGTCTCGCGCATGATGCGCCCGATCGATTGTTTGATATCGGATTTGGGCGTCGCAAGAATGACCGTATCGAGGGCCGGAATATCAAGGCCCTCGTGGGCCAACTGAAACGTCGCGATGACGATGGGGGAACGGGCCGATACGGCCAGATCCTCCTCCTTCATCCCGCCGATATACAACGCCGACTTAGAGCCGAGCTTTCTTTGCAATTCAAAACAATGTTCGCGCCGATCACTCAGGATCAGGACCCGCCGGCCCTCGGCGAACGCTTCCTCGGCCGTAGTTACTATGAGTCGATTCCGGTCCTCGAGTTCAGTCAGCACGTTAATCATACCGGCCATGTTGATCTGACCAAAGCGCGTTACGGGTGGGGCCTCCTTGAAGGCCTCGCACGTGTAATGGAGCGTTACGACCTTTGTGGTCGCCTGATTTGTCCGCTCGATCCTGAAGAACTCGGGGCCCAGGAACCAGTACAGGAGTCGCGTCAGACCGTCTTTGCGCTCGGGCGTCGCAGTAAGTCCGAGAGTGAACTTCGGACAAATTTTAAACATGAATTGTGAGAAGGCCGGTGCGCCTATGTGATGGGCCTCGTCGACCACCAAGAGCCCGATTGAATCGAATGCATTTTCGGGGAACTCGCGCATACACATCGTCTGGATCATGGCGATCACAAAGTCCTTGTCCGTGTCAAAGACGTCCCCTTGGACCCGACCGATCGTCGCGCCCGGACAAAACTCTTTGATTTTTTCGACCCACTGATTCGCCAGGAACTCTTTGTGGACCACGATCATCGTTCGGACCTTTAGTTGTGCCGAAAGAGCCAGGGCGACTGTAGTCTTGCCAAATCCACAGGGGAGTGACAACACGCCCCCTCCCTTTTCTTCAAAGGCTTTGATTCCTGCACGGAAAGCATCTGGTTGGCGCGTCGCAGATCGCAATTTTCCACTAAAATTGTACCCAGAAGCAGGAGCGCAAGGACCCCGGCTGTCGGTGGTGGCCGGCCCGAACCGCTCGAGGCCAAAATAACGGGGGACCAGAATTTTCGACCCAGTAGACCGCCTCCAGACCTTGAAGGAGGGGGCGGTGATCCCAAGAGCATTTGTCACTGGTCTAACAGTGAGTTCCTTTTTTATATCGGCCGCCTCATCGACGTGGTACCCGTGACGACTGATCATCTAACTTTATTTCTCGGCCTATCTTAAAATGTCTCGGACGGTGGATCAATGCCTCAACGAGTTCAATAGTTGCCTGTCTCGGGATTCATCGGCCCGCAAGGCCTCTGCACCGTCGCCGGCGGCCCGCAAGGCCTCTGCACCGTCGCCGGCGGCCCGCAAGGCCACCGCCGCGCCCCCTGCGGTTCGCTCCACGCCCTCGGCCCCGGCCCCAGGGTCGGCCGTCGCCCTGACGACTTTCCCGACTCCGGCCACGGCCACGTGGGTCAAGCCCGGGTACAAACTCGTTCGGACCACGTCTATTCCTCCCAAATTTAGACTCAAAAATGCGACGACCGGGCAGTATATGGCCGCGGGCCCGAACAATACGATCATCGAAGGCCTCAGCGGCGTCACCATCACTCGTTCTTCACGGACCGATATTTACAAGAATCAGTCTACTTCGCGTATAACAATGATTTCGCTCGACACGCCGGCCGGGTCTATTCGTCACTCGGGGTTCGTTCTGTACGCGAACCCGTACACGGCAAACAACTATGACTTCGCCTGGAAGTTCCTTCTCAAGGATGGTACGACCAACCGAATTATCATCTGGAATCCGTACCCCGGAGACGCGAAGGGGATGTATCTTCAGGGCGGCGCACAGCCGAGAATTAATCCGGGCACGCCGACCGAGTGGATCATCGAGGCCGTCCCGACCGGAACCACGTCGGGCTACGCTATGGAGGGTTCGCCGTTCGGAGGCGTCGTCGGACCACGCCGCAACTGGGTCCTGATTCTGACGATGCTGCTCGTCGTGATTCTCCTCTGGATCCTCTCGAAAAATTTGTAGGCCCCTAGTATAAAATGGGAGGTCAGCAGTCTCAGTCCCAACCTGGTGTGAAAGTATTGGGCGTGTCAGGTGGAGGCGGCGGCTTTGGCAAAATTGCGGAGGCGTTGGCGGTCAAGGTATCTTTCGACACGAATACTGGTGCCGTTTCGGTTACTTCGACGTCACCCGATGGAAATGCAAAGAATCAAACAACGTTCGTCCCGGACGATAAATTGGACCTCGGACAATACATCGATTTTGTAACCAAAAACATGAAGGCGGGCCAGCTCCAGAACCCGGGTGTGTACCCGATGACGGCGAACATGATGGCCTTCGATGCGATCGGGACCCAGGTCGGGGTCGAGTCGATCGGTCAGCCGAGCGGAGGTTTTGGTGGTAATCCGGCCGGTGCCAAGGTTCTCCCCATGGTGACCGCTTATCAAATCAAGAACCCACCGATCCGTGCGGTCGTCTACACGGACAAGGCCGGCGTCTCCAAGTTTCTTTACAAGAATGATCCGGGAAATGCCGTCCAGCTCGTCCCGAACGGCTCTAAGATCGCGGCCGGGGCGAGTCAGCAGAAGAGCGCAGCGTCGAATCAACCCAATCTCATCACCCTCATCGCTGCAGAGAATGCAACAAGGACGTGCATGCAAGCAGTTCTTGATAAGGTGGGATACGTGAACGCTACACAAAAGAGCGAAATCATCAACGGTGTGAATGAATGCAGTAGGGTCGCAATGTCGTCGAATACCGCAGTGGCCGCTCCAGCCCCGGCCCCGTCGGTCGGCACGTCGACCTATGCGGTCCAGGGTGAGATGTACCCGATCCAGTCGGCCAGTGGTGGATACCCCATGTGGCTCATCATTCTCATTATCGCAATCCTGATCGGCACTCTAATTTTTGTCAAGAATTCTTGAATTCGGAAAAAATCTGGGTAGAGAGTAATAATGGGAACGGCAAATGGCAAGCCGCAGATGACTGCCAATCAATTCCTGAACGTAAATGAACAGCTCGTCAGCTCCAATCAACGGTACCGTCTTATCATGCAGACCGATGGTAATCTGGTCGGTTACGAGGGGAACGCACCATTCTGGGCGACCGGTACGAATGGAAAGACGGTCCCGGTCCCTACTGGATTCCTTTCCCTTCCCCGATTGGCTAATAAGGCCATTATGCAAGCCGATGGCAATTTTGTACTTTATGCGGCTGTGAATGAGGTGCAGGTCCCGGTCTGGGCCACGAATACGAACGGTCGGGGCGGGACCCGTCTCGTGATGCAGAATGATCGCAATATCGTCATCTATAATAACGCGAACCAGGCCGTGTGGGCCTCGAATACGGGTGTTCCATCACTCCCCAAGTTCCAGGACCGTGGTCGGGAGGTCGACTACCCAGGAAACGACCTTGCGAACTACCCAACTTCGGATCCTAACGTTTGTGCGGATCGTTGCAACGATGATCCGAGATGCGTTGGTTTCGTCACGGCCGCTGACGGACAGGCCTGCTGGACCAAGAGTGGTTTCGCCAATCCCGGCTGGAACGACAAGAGACCAGTGTGGACGAAGCCCGGTGTAGGTCTTCCCCGTCCGATCGGCCCATCTCCGGCCGAACAGCGCGCCGCCGCAGCAGCCGCGGCTGCTGCGGCGGCGCAACAGGCTGCGGCTGCGGCCGCTGCCAGAGCCGCGGCCGAGAAGACGGAGGCGGCTCGCAAGGCCGCCGCCGACGCGGCCGCCGCCGCAGCGGCTCAGCAGGCGGCGGCCGCGCGAGCGGCGGCGGTCGCTCGCGCCCCGGCCCCTGCGGCTGCGGTCACCCGGGCCCCGGGCCCTGCGGCTGCGGTCACCCGGGCCCCGGCCGCCCCGCGCCCCAAGATCACCCCGGGTCAGACGGAGGCTTGCTTGAAGCGTCTGCGTTCGTGCCTCGTGAAGGCTCGTGACGACAAGCCGAGCACCACGCGTGCTCCAGCTCCAGCCTCGCGCATCACTTCGGCTCCGGCCGCGGGCCGTTCGTCGTACACGGTCGAGGCTTATGGTGCCGAGGGCGAGGAGACCTATGAGGGTGAGGGCGAGGAGACCTATGAGGGTGAGGGCGAGGAGACCTACGTTCTCGAGGGTGCACCGGTCCCACCCCGTTCAAACACACTTATGAAGATCCTCTTGGCCCTTCTGATCGTCGTGTTCGCGGTGGTCATGGCTCGTCAGGCCTAATTGACAAGACGATCCAATAAGATTCACCATCCCAAATCTTTTTTTCAATTAAAAATTCTACAGATTCACCCGATCTAAGATCCTGGATCGGGCGAATCCCCTCGACATGACACATGACCCGGTTGTATCGCCACGGAACCTTGGCCCTGATGACCTTCTGATTTTCGGTCTGAAATTCGATGTACTTCCGGCCGTCCCAGTCGTAAAACGGCCGAGTGATCGTACCTCGGACTAAGCTCATTTACTAAAACTGAATTTTAGTTTCTATTTGGTGAATGTCATGTACATAATGACTCTGACTTTCTCTGACAGATTTATGGCCGAATGAATTTCATTACAAGCGAAACTAAAAAACTTTCCATTTTCTTCTGAAATTGCTTTGTCACCCTGAATTAAGTAACAATATTCAGGACAGTCCAGACCGAGATGATATGTTCGGGACCCGGCCGGTAGGTCCGAGGCGGGCTTGTCCCAGTGGGGTACCAATATACCCATGGGAAGTAGAAGGGAAAATGCCGCAAAAGAAACGCCCCCAACCTTTTCCAAAATCTCTACTGTCCGGGGCGCGAGTTTCCGAGCCGGTTTGGTCGGCTCGCCGTATGTGAAGAGTGGAAAGTTCCACCATTTGTCGTCCATGTCGAATACGCCCGACCAGCCTTCACACGCCACGACCGCGTTGTACAGTTCCTTGTGGAGGTCGTCGTAGTCGGCCGTTTTGTATCGTCGGACCCCAGGGAACACCGCCTTAATGGACTTCATTTCGTCCCGAATGATCTCCCAGTTGGCGGGCAACTGCTGCAACTCAGGTCGATGCATTATTAAAGAGGTCCCAGGAAATCTTTAAACTTTTTTCGCGCCCAGTATTAATGGGAGGAGGTGGTGGAAGCACCGCGTGTACTCGGTCCGCTACTGGAAGTTTCCACAACTACGCCGCCCCGCCAAGGCTTGGGGGTAAATACAAAACGACTCCACAGGAACCGGCGATTGGGGTGCAGGTTCGTGAGACGGCCGTTCCAGCGACCGGAACGAAAGGGTGCGACGCTGATTATTATTGGGATTCTAAAGGAAGCGGCTCGGGGTGTACTGGCAAGGGGAGCAAGTGCGCGCCCCCTAAACCTTATGTGGAATATTGTCCCAAAATAGGAGGTCAGGATATAGGTCAGGTCACTCAGACTGACTGGTCCGGAAAGCAAGTCGTGTGTTCTTACAACTCGGTTAGTATTCCGCTCGACCAACTTTCAAAGTATTTCGACCCGACCACTGTAAACAGCATTTCGGCCGATCGGTGCGGCGCCCTGGATTATAATGCCCTGTCTCTGAGTTCCGAGTGTCAGAAATTTTATGGTGCGGAACTCGATAGCGAACTTCTGAAGCGTATCGAGGCCATTCCAGGGTGGTCGGGGAACGCACCCCTTATGACCTTCGTCAACAGCAAACTCAAAGCGGCGAACGCCAAAGTTTCCGATCAGCAGCGCGCCGTGGCACTCGTCCAGAAGAACTGTGACGCGAATCCCATGGATGCCAAGTGTGGGTGTTATAACGTGACGAAGTTCGGGAACGGCTGTCTCAATGATGAGAACAAAAAGAAATACCCGGGCTGCAAAGAACTCGCCAAGGCCATGTCGGATCTTCCGGCCGCGGCCCAGATCGGCACCATGAATATGTTCTGCGCTTCGAACGAGTGCTCGAACGCTAAAGCCTCGGATGAGTCTCTGCTTCCGGGCCCGAACCCGCCCGTCTGTAATATGAATATCGCCCAGTGCGTTAATGATTTCAGAAATGCCAATCTGACGGGTTCTCCAGTTACGGCCGAGTGCAAGAACACCATCACGGGTGTGACGGTCCCACCGCCACCGCCACCGGCCGGAACCACGGTTGCGGCTCCAGGGGGGACGGCGACGGGTGGATCGAGCGCGGCGGCTGCTCCTGCGGCGGCTGGCGCGGCGGCTGGCGCGGCGGCTGGCGGGGTCGCTGCGGGCGTAGCGACTTCGGCAGCGCCTGAATCTAAGAAGGGTCTTATTATCGGACTTAGTGTCGGAGGGTTTCTTCTTCTGTTGTCGATATGTGCGATTGTTTTGTTTTTTATAATGAAAAAGAAGGGTAAGTGAGCCTAAGCGGTCGGCATTACAGGCGGGGCCGCCGAAAGCGTCACGCCACCCGGAACTCCGGCCGGAACTTCAGGGGCCCCACCCCCGCCACCTGAACCCATGGCTACGGCACCAATTAGGACGCAACAGCACACACAGCAGCAGCAAATGACTATCAGAGCTATCACTCCGTATATTCCAGTGATTCCTTCGAAAATAGCCTTTACCAAATCATCAAGACCCTTACTCTCGGTCGTTGCGGTCTGCTTCACATCCGTAACGAGCGAGCCCAGGACCTCGTCCTTTGAGATGGCCTGTGTGAGTGCATCCGCAACGCCCTTGGCGACGACCGTCGCCTTGATATTCTGATCGACAATGATGGCGCGCTCCTCAGGGCTTTGCCACTGGAAACATTCATACTCGACGCCAGCAAAGTCGGCCGCGTTCGTATTATTGGCCCGGGCGAAGATGTCCTGGACAGTGCTCGACTTCATGGTATTGTCGATGACCGTATTGACCTTGTTCTTGATGTCGGTCGAGGCCGTCGAGCTGTTGCCAAATGCCGGGGCCAGAAAACCGGTCGAGGTTTTAGCCTGTTGGTCTATCGCAGCGGCCGACTCGCTCTTGAGCTTGGCCGTCAGGTCCTGGATGTTCTTGGCCGACATCTGTCCGGTCGCGACCGTGTCCGAAGTTATACTCTGGTTCACCTTGACGGCACAACCCTTGATCTTGGCCCCACGGAAACTGGCCGCGTTAATGTTATTAGACTGGGCCGAAACCTTCTGAGAATTCTCGGACACGAACGAGTTTGTAATTTTCGTCATAAATTCATTCGTCTGCTGGACCGACGTCTTGGATGTATTACCACCCATTTAATATGGGCCGTGAAATTTATTTGCAGCAGTACTTGAGGGTCCCGTCCTTGGAGATGGTCCCGACGTTAGGGTAGGGCGCCTCGCACTTGGCCGTGGCCGGCACGGCCGGAGAAGCACAGGACATACCCGAGGGCGGGTTGAAGGCCATGTCACTCGCGAGGCTCAGGCCCCGGCGGAAGATGAAAAAGAGGACCACAAGGGCCAGGGCAATGACGAGCAGCTTGCGACCCGAGAACTTCATTTGATATGGACCGAGAAATTTCTTGGCTTTAAGAATTTAGGTCCAAAATATGTAAATGGTCCGTGTGATCTTCTGTATGCCCGGAAAGACTTACTCGCGCGAGTTCCTTCTGGCCTGGTCGGATCTTCTGATGCAGGCGAATGCCAAGGGTCACCAGATTATGATTTCCCAGCAGCATTCGAGCGTGGTCCATTTCGCCCGGGCCAAGTGTCTGGGTGGAGACGTCCTGAAAGGTCCGGACCAGAAGCCATTCCAGGGGCAGGTCGAGTACGACGTCATCATGTGGGTCGATTCGGACATGGTATTCAAGCCCGAGGACTTTTTCAAGATTCTGGAGAGCCCGCATGACGTCACGGCCGGTATGTACATGATGGAGGACCTGCAGCACTTTGCGGTCGTGCGTGATTGGGACGAGGATTGGTTCCAGAAGAACGGTACGTTCAAGTTCCTGCGTCCGGACGACATCCAGGGTTCGCCCCGGTACGTCGAGGTTGCCTATGCGGGTATGGGCTGGATGGCAATCAAGAAGGGCGCGGTCGAGTCCCTGAAGTACCCGTGGTTCTGGTCGGACCTGCAGCGCCTGGGTCCACTGGTCGACATGAGTGCCGAGGACGTGGCCTTCTGCCGGAACCTCAAGGAGGCCGGGCACCCTGTGTATATCGACACTCAGGTTCGGGTCGGTCACCAAAAGTCTCTCATAATTTAGAGTGAAAATTCAGACTTCAATTCGTCGATGGACTGGTAGTACCGTGCCAGGTCCTTTCTAAAACGTGCATCCTGCTTGGCTCCGGTTTTCACCAGCCAGGCAAGATTCGCCTTTGAGTATTTGGTCCGGGTCTGGTTCTCGGTCGGTTTCCGAGGACTGGCGCGTTTGGGCCGGGCGGAACCCGAAGCGGTTTCGCCCACGGGCCGT